ATTGTCATTATAAAATACAACTTACTACAGATGAAATAAATCAATTTCATAAATACGTGATACACAATCTTTGTGGATTGGAACAGATCAAAAAACAATCATCTGAAATTATAGAACTTCATGAAAAACTAAAGGATTATAACGAGTTGAAAACCAAACTTGATACATGTCAGAATAAAGTAAAACATATTGAAGGTACAAAACTTTCAAATGCAATTAAAATGAAGAAAGGTAAGAGTGTAAAACCTATTAAAATCCCTTCTGTCGAAGACAATACCGAAAATTAATTTTTGAATGATATATTAGGGGCTTAAGGAATCTTATGATTTTGAGTACATGTTCATAACTTTTTCTAAAAAATAAAATAAGTTTATAAAATTCTAAAATATGTAGTGGAATGTACTCATTTTAGGGGCTTAAGGAATCTTATAATTTTGAGTACATGTTTGTTACTTTTTCTAAAAAATAAAATATGTTTATAAAATTTTAAAATATGTGAAGGAATGTACTCATTTTTTAGATATAGATTTGTATATATAAACATTAATTATATTTCTTTATTTAAAGATGAGTTCGGCTATTTTTATTCTGACACAAAACACAACTGAAAGAAAAATATATCTAAAAACTTCTTTGTATTTCTTATTCAAAAATTTTAACAAAATATATAAATATCCAATTATTATTTTACACGAAGGGGATTATACTGATGATACAAAAAAAGAAATACTTTTGGGAATAAGATATGATTATAGGTATTTATTGTCTTTCAAAGAAATTGATAAATCGGATTTTACAATACCTGATAATATTGATCTTAATAGAGTGAATCAAATTATAAATGTAAAGCCTGTACCATATTGGCGTAATCTAAAATATAGAATGATGTGTAATTTTTGGATGAACCATATTCATAAATACACTGAAGATTACGAATATATTATGAGATTAGATGATGATAGTATTATTGAAGAAGCTATATGTATTGATCTTTTTGAAAAAGTAAAAGAAAAAGAAATTGTTTATTTATCAAACATTGTTCATATTGACTGTGGATTGTGTAATTTTGAAATGAAAAAACTTTTCAATACGATATTTCCAAACTCGAGTAAAGAAATTGATAAATTATTTATTTCTTCAAAGTTATCACAAAATACAGAAGTCTTTCATAAAATTAATGAAATTATGACATTAAATAATAAAAATCAATTTGATACTGATATTGAAATAGATATGCCGATTATGTACTATAACAACTTTTTCATTACAAAAAGAAGTTTTTGGATGAGAGATGATGTAAAAGATATCATCAAAAAAATAAATGATCATGGTGGAATATTTTATTACAGATATGGTGATGCACCGTTACAAACATTGATAGTATCATTACTTGAACCAACTTTAATTTCACGTACATCTTTTAAATATTCAAAAAGATTACAAAGAGAGGTTTTCAAATATGGAAGTGATATGCAATCATATATGCCAAAAAACTATGATGATACATCATGTATCATAAAAGATAAAAAATGATATTAAATTTTATAATATTTATTTAAGAATGAAGTATATTGGTGCACATATTAAGAAAGAATCATCAGTTCTAAAAACTTTACAAAGCATTTCAAATTGTGAAGGCAACGCACTTCAGATATTTGTTTCAAATCCAAGAAGTGTACAAAATGGTAATATTGAAAAATATCGTGAAGAGTCAAATGATATCATAAAATATTGTCAAAAAAATAACATGAAACTTGTAATACATGCTCCGTATACCATAAATTTAGCAAAAGAAGCTAAAGACGGTAAAAGAGTTCTCGATTTACAAGATTGTTATTGGATAAAACTTCTTTTGAATAATCTCGAAATATCCGATATCATAGATGCAATAGGAGTTGTATTTCATGTAGGTAAATACACATCATATTCAAAAGAAAATAGTCTTGAAAATATGTTTATTGCTCTGAAATATATTATAAAAATTATGAAAGAAAAACAAATAAAATAACAACTTATTATCTAGACACCAGCAGGAGCCGGTACCGAACTTTTAACAAATGATATGGACTTTATACATTTCTATGATAAATTTTCTTTGGATGAAAAACAATATATCAAAATATGTCTGGATACTGCTCATATATGGTCATCTGGACAAGATATAAATGAATATTATAGTAAAATAAAAGAAAACAAGAATAATATCATGGTTATTCATTTCAATAATAGCAAAAAAGAACTGGGATCAAAAGTTGATGTTCACGAAACCATTTTTGAAGGAAAAATAAAAATTGAAACTATGAAAATGTTTATCAGAAATCTGAAATACGACCCTATTATAATATTAGAAAAACCATCAGATAATTTACATAAAGAAATATATTGGATAAAAAAATAAAATCATATATTACATATCAAATGAATGATTTAGTTGTTTTTAACGAATATCAGAATATACTTGTTTTATTTTGTATATTTTTACCATCAATAAACGCTGTTTTAAAATATTACGAAAATGATATACAAGTTTTCAAAATTCTATATATATCTTTCAAACAATATACCAATTGGAATATTGCTCTTATATTTATAAATTGTAAATATGAAAATAAATACTTAAATATATTTATAACTATCAATTCAACCACAATTTTTGTTATATATCACATATTTCATATAACAAATTACCAAATGATTAGAAAAATACCCAATATTCCTAAAGAAATGAATGATTTTCAAATAAATACATGTAATTTCTTTTTGCATATCTTACCATTTTTGGCTTATGTCAAGAATTTCTATTTATATCATAGTTCTTTAAATTTTAACATAGGTTTTAATGTTATCTTATTTAATCTTATATGGTCTTTTCAATGTTTTCTGAGCTTTAATCCACATACCGTATATTTCAAAATAGAAAGAAATAAAATTTACTATTTATGGTTTTTTTTGATGACTTTGAATTTTATCCAAGGACATATATTCTATACTCGAACAATATCATAGATTTATACATGACTTATTTTTACATGGTCCAAATGATTTTCTATGAAAATTTGTTATTCCATATTTATTGATTGCATCAATGTGTTTTTTAGTACCATATCCTTGGTTGTTAGCTAAATCATATCTTTCTAATATAGGATAATCGTTTATCAACTCTAGCATTTTGACATCATGATAATCTTTTGCCAATATTGAAGCTGCTGCTATATTCAAATATTTAGAATCTCCTTTGATAACACATTCGTGTGGTAAAATTTCTTTATCAAAACCAGGTGGGACATATCCATTAAAATATGGACCATCTATTTTCAATTCGTGAAAACTATGTTTTTTATACGCTTCATCTATAGCTCTGTTCATAGCTTTCATAGTACTTGAAAGAATGTTTGTACTATCAATTTCATAATTGGTTGCCTTTCCGATTCCATATGTTATAGCATTTTCTTTTATATATTCGGCCAATCTTCTTCTTTTTTTGAAAGTCAATTTCTTGGAATCTTTGATCTCTAAATATTGATCATCTGCGAATATTTGTGGTAATACTACACACGATGCTATAACATCATATATTAATCCTCCCCTATTCGATTCATCTACACCTCCTACTAAGATATCACTATCAAAATGTAGATAGTTTGTCATTTCATTTGACATATATCATCTTTTATTTTTATATATTTTAAATATAGAATGGATTATAAATCTTTATACATAATTTTATTAATACTAATATTTGATGCAATTTGGATAGGAAGTAATATCAAAATGTATAGTAATTCTGTACAAGAAATCCAAGGTAGTCAAATGATTGTGAGATACCATTTTGTTATATTGGCATATATCGTAGTTGTTTTGACTACATTGTTTATAACAATTCCATTTACTGGTTATCATATTGATAATAATTCTGATTATATAACAAAGTTATATAAATCTTTTATTTATGGCGGAGGAGCAGGTTTTGCAATATATGCAATATATAATTTGACTTGTCTTTCAATATATCATAAATATGATGTTGTTGTTGCATTAAAAGATACATTATGGGGTACTTTTTTAAATACAATAATAACCTTTATTTATTTCTCTATGTAGTTTCAGATGAGGATCTAAATGAGGATATAAAATTTCCAATAGATGTGAATAATTTTTTTAATGAATTAACAATACGAGTATAATGCAACATTAATGTATCTTTAAACATAAGAGCTAAAATAATTAAAATTATTCCTATAAATGTAACAAATGTTAATACAATAGCTATCTTCACAAAAACCAATAAATATTTAAAATAATCTTTTTGAGATAGACTTTTTTCTGTTTTATAATTTATTTTTTCAAAATTGGACGTTGTTACACTGGTAGGTGTATCTGCAGGACTGGGGCCATCATCGTCTTTTTTCTTGGAAATTTTATCAAATTGTTTTATCTCTTTTTTATTTATTTCATTTTCATTCAATATATGCATTAAATTTTTACTATACGTGGAATTACCATTAAAACAAATATCACATGACTTATAGAATAATTTATCTCCTTTTGAAGTGACATCATTTATATTTTTTATGACACTTGGTATTTTTTTATCACATAATTTATATGCGTCTGTTATATTTTCCTTTGAATGTAGAAAAGCAGATGCTGAAATAATATTACGATTTGGTACTATTATATCATCTATTTCCAAAGCATTTTCTGCTTTTATTCTATATGTTTCTATTTCGTTACTGTGATTTTCTACTGTCTCATTGTGTGTCAAATACGAATCAAATGTTAATTTATCAGTTATTAATCCAAATTCTTGATTATTTATCATAACATAGTTACTTGAACTATTGATATTTGATGAAAAGCTATTTTTAATATCACGTACTTTTTCCAATATTGTATTCGAAGTGTGTCCAAATAATAAGACTAATTGTAAAGGCGTATATGATATTTGATCTTTATACATCCCATAATTTAAATCATTTTTATGAATACATTTACTTATATCTTTAGAATATGGAACATTGCCAATTTTGCACGGTTCATAGTTTATGTTTGATTGTGATGCATACATGTTACCATGATAATAATCTGGAATCGCAAACCAGTCATACCATCTTTCTTCAAAAACCTTTGTTATTTGATGTTCAAAAGGTTCCGGCTTAATAAGAATATTATCATCGTTGCTATCATATGTAAAACTATTATCGGGTAATGATATATTAGTAGGTAAAGTACATTGATCATCAACTCTTACCAACCATGGATTATTGGAAGTAACTACACAGTTTTTGTATATTATGCCATTATATTTTGAACATAATCTATTATTATTTTTAAGTTCATCTAAATTTGAACCTACATAATTGGTTTCCAATATATTTGACATAGTTGTTTTGCATTCGTCGAATTTACTTAATACAAAATCATTGTCGAAGGAACATTTATTATATACCATTTAATAATAAAATATATTATAATGTACATTTTTTAATCACTAACTTTTAAGTTGTATGTATTCGGCTGTATGTGAATTAAATTTACATTTATTTCCACTATTTATTTCCATCATATCTGAAGGACAATTCAATGTCCAATGATTATTATCATTACTATACGTCCAACTTATATCTTGTTCATATGATTTTGATTTGCGATAATGTTGTTTAATTGTTTCTGGTAAATTTTGAAAATCAGGATGTTCAGATTCATTCAATTTCCATTTGATATTTACAGGTTTATATACAGTATAATATTTATTTTCTTTATTTTCCATGATTGAAATTCCATCAGAACGTTGTGAATTTATTTTGTTTCTATCGATTGTATATGTTGGTTTACTTGATACAAAATTCGATATCATATTAACATAAGACATACCTGATGCAAATGGTTCATTGTTGTTCAAATAATGTGTTAAAGTTCCTTTACTTGAAAAACTACCCAGTCCGCCAAATATACCATTAAAATTCCTACTATTTGTAGCGAAAGATGTACCACCACCACTTATGTTCAATTCATATCGAGGTTTTTTATTTTGTTTTGATTCATCACCATCTATTGTTTCCTGTTTTGAACCAAATAATTGTTCAAATAAATCGATTAAATAGTACCAGAAATCGTTTTTTAATATAAAACCAAATAAACCAACAATGAAAAACATAACAGCCAGAAATGTCACAAACCAAAAGAAAAAATGACCATTTTTTAACAAGCTATCAGTTGTTGACCCAGCAGTATCAATAATGTATGCGAAACCCTTTCCAAGATTTTCAAAAATCCATTTTCCAGACGATCCTATTACATCGGTTGTTTTAAAAACAATTTCTTTTGCATTTGTAACGTTATTACTTAAAATCTTGCCTATTTCCGGATCTAAGCCTAACATATTTTTATTATCCATTGTATACCTTATTATTTAAATATATTGTTTTTGTGTGAAAAAGATTTAAATTTTTATATATATATTAGATAATGAAAATCAAATTGATTATATTGTGTATAATACTGATTTATGTATATTGTTATTTTATATTTCCAGACGATATAATAATATTACAATCTACACTGAAAGATTTTGAATATAATATGTTATTGAGAAGACAACCTTTAGTAATCGAAGATAAAGTTAAAGAAATAATAGTATTGATGAAAACATGGTTTAAAGGAAATATAATCCAAGATATAAATTTTGATCATAATCGTATATGGAATATAAATAATCATAAATATTTATTAATTTATACAATTGAAGATACTGAAGTTTTATTATATCAAGCTGGAAATACTGTAATTGACGATTTACCAGATAATAGAGAACCTGTATTATCAATAACATTAAAAAAATTTCAAAGTACAATTGTACCATATAGATGGTATTATAATATATCGAATAAAAATGATGTGAAACTATATGGTATTCACGACTATATAACCTATGTGATAGCAAATGTGATTTAAAATTATTTTTTAGATCGACTGGTTCTCTTTTTTTGTTTAGTGACTATGCCATTTTTATCATTTTGATAGTCCGCTTCAATATGATCTTTGTGAACTTTCCAAGCTTCAAGTAATTCTTGAAGTTCATTTTTCCAAATTCTATCAAGTGATGTATTTCGAAGATCATTAAGTTTATTACTAAGTTCATTGACCTCTTTCTCGAGAATAATCTTTCTATCATATGTAAGTTGTGATATTGGCATTCGAAGTAGATAATTATATCCAATATCGTCAGTATTCTTCTCATCATCATCATCTTTTCCAATTTTAGGATACTTTAGTTCAACAAGTTTTTCAACAATATCAGTAATTTTCTTATTCATTATTGTGATGCGACCTTCGATAACATCAATAATAAATCTAATTTTTGCAGAAAGTACCTTGAAATCTTTTTCAAGAATTTTGAGTTGATATTTCTTACGTTCGTCATACATACGAATACGAACTTTACACCATTCACGAATAATATCCGATGTTTTATCATATTTCTTAATAGCACCTTCATTGCTATAAAGATGCATATTGTTGATACTCATATTTTTTGAAGAAACAAGTTTAAATTCTGATTCAAATTTGTCACCAAGTTTAGTAAGAATGTCACCATTAAAATTAAGAATAAATTTCACATTTTTTGATGTGTAATGGTTTTCAAAACTCTTCAAATAATTTGTACTATTCGTAATCATATTCTCCAAATATTCTTTATAATCTTCTGTCCAAGTACCAACAGGAAGTTCTGTAATTTCAAGAGTATAATCGTCTATCCAGTTATAAAGACCTTTGCTAATATAAGATCCTTTTTCCGACTTCACGATCTTACCAGTGTGTCCAAGATACCAAGGTATGAACTCTTCTATTTTTATTTTATTAATAAATGATTGTGATTCAGCAATATCCATATCGATTATCCCGTCACATATTTTCATACAAATCGTAATAATATCTTCTGGATTAAATTGAGGAATATTGGTTGAAAATCCAGTACCAATACCAACACCTCCATTCACAAGAATCATAGGAATAATAGGGATGTAAAATTCTGGTTCAATGGATTGTCCATCTTCTTCAAGATAATTTAAAATATTACTATCTTCATCTCTGAAAATAAGTCTTGTAAGTTCAGACACTAATGTGAAAATATATCTCGGCGAAGAAGCGTCATTGCCACCAACAAGACGTGATCCAAATTGACCATTTGGTTGCAATAGATTGATATTATTTGTTCCCACAAAAATTTGTGCCATACCAATAATAGCTTGTTGGAGAGATTGTTCACCATGATGATATGCGGTTACTTCACTCACATTTCCAGCTAACTGAGCAACCTTAATTTCATTAGTAAATAGTCTTCTTTTAATACAAGCAAATAAGATCTTTCTTGTACTTTCTTTGAGTCCATCACATATATGATTAATTGATCTTTCAAGATCTCTATTACTAAAGTGAATAAGATCTTTGTTGATAAACTCCTCGTATTGCACTTCAGTTTTTGAATAATCAAGAACATCGTTTTTTTCGTATTTCATGAGCCATTTCTTCCTATCATCTGCTCTTTTTTTATTGAAAGCAAGATCGATATATTCATCTGATTTATCTGTATGAACATACTTTACAGCTTTCATCTCTTTGAAATACTCTTTTGCCTCTCCGTCATTTGATGTACCCAACCCCTTGTAATATTTGATTTTCCAACTTCCAGGTGAATTTTTCTTTTCAACCGAATCTAACCATTTTTCATAATCAGACATATTGTAGAAAGAAATTACATTTCCCACACCAGTATTATTAGATGCTTTAATAATTGGTGTAAGCATAGATGTAATAAATCCATCAACTTTATAGAGAGATGGCCATAAAGATTGAAATACGTTGAACAATAGACCTTTGATATGGCTACCGTCATGATCTTGATCAGTTAGAATCATTATTTTTCCATAACGAAGACTATCAAGATTAGTATAATTTTTATTTTGTTCAAGACCTATAATTTTTTTGAGAGCAGTGATTTCAACATTATCAGAAATCTTTTGCAGAGATGCATCTTTCACATTCATAACCTTACCACGCAGAGGGAAAACACCATATTTATCCCTACCTACAATACTTAAACCGGCAATGGCCATGGTTTTAGCAGAATCTCCTTCAGTTAGAATGAGAGTACATGCATCACTGTCTTTTGTACCAGCTAAATTAGCATCATCAAGTTTAGGAATAATAAGTCGTGATGTCTTCTTACCATCGGTTTTACTTAGTTTTTTAGCATTTTGGAATTCTGTAAGAGAAAGAGCCTTCTCTACAATATTTGTTTTGTATAGTTTCTCTATAAATTTATCAGAAATGTCGCATTTTGATCCAAACTTAGAAACAGGTGTTGTTAAGGTTTCTTTAGATTGACTATCAAACGCTGGATTAACAATAGTACTTTTGATAAAAACAAATAGATTGTCTTTGAGAATCTGAGCTTTTATAATTTTCTTTTTCTTTGATTCAATCATATCCGATAGTTTTTTAATGATTGTATTTGTGATAAAATTAGTATGTGTTCCACCACGAATTGTATTGATACCATTTACAAATGATATTTGTTCGAATGTACCATTTTTGGAAAGACCTACTGCAATTTCCCATCTTTCATTACAGGCTTCATAGATTAAAGGACTTTCTGTCTTATCAATAAACAGTTCAGAATATTTCTCAAAGTCTTTGATAGGAAGTTTTTCGTCATTGAAGTAAATCGAGACATTTTTGTTTGTACACGCTGCGGCATCTATAGTTCTTCTGCGAAAAAGATCATATATATCTTCAGTTATACCATTTAGACCAAATCTTTCATAATCTGGAAGAAATGTTATTTTGGTATATGGTTGTTTCGAGGAAACTCTCACAGAAGGTTTATCTTTTTCTAACATATTATTACGATATTTTTGAGTGAATATACGCTGTCTGTAATGATCTACTGTCTCTACATAAAACTCTTTGGAAAATATGTTAGCGAGTTTCATACCATATCCTCCTTTCCCACCTATAATCTTTTCTTCTTGGTGATTATAATTGGTACTGGTTAGAAGATTTCCTACAACAAGTTCTGGTACATACATTTTTTCAGTATCATGCATAACGACATCAATACCATTTCCGTCATTATACACAGATAAAAATCCAGAATCTTTATCAATAGAAATACGAATATTACGCAAATGTTTTACATCTTTTTTACCTTTTGCTTCCTCCATAATGAGACGAACAGAGTGATCAATTGCATTCACAATAACTTCATCAAATATTTTGAGCAGACCAGGAACATAATTTATATTTTTAGTGTCCATTTTTTTGGTTTCGTCATTGAAAAGATATATATCGAGGTTAATTGGATTTATTGAACCAATGTAAGTATCTGGAATATTGTATATATGTTCTCGTAACTCATATTTTTTGTATTTATCTTCAATTTTTTGATCAGGCATTCCCTATTAATATGTATAAAAAATATGATATAGTGAATAATCATTTTTTATTTTTATATGTTTTGATTCAGATATTCATTTGTTAGTTGTAGTATTTCTGACGCAACATCGCTTGTACTTTTATTGTCAACATCAATTATTATAATTTGTTTATTTTCTTTTTTAAGTTGTTCACATAAAATTTCATGTTTTTCATGAAGTTTCTTCAAATACTCTTCGGTTATTTGGACTTCACTTTCACGATTTCTTTTTTTGATTCTTTTGTAACAATTTTCTGAACTCGATCTTAGCATAATTTGAATTGCATTTTCCCACGATTGATTTGTTTTTTTATGAAGATCGAAAAGAATTTCTTTCTCATTTTCTGATATCATCTTTTCTTCTTCTGCTATTTTTATGAAAACATCTTGAATAAATCTTGGACTCCTTTCCACAAATATATTGATAGATTGTGTCTTCTCTTGTATCCAACATCTATCTAACCATACTCTTATTTGAAATTTAAATACATTTACTGATTCATTATATAAATCACTTAAATAATTATTCCAATTTTCTACTGGTTCTAAGTCAACTGGTATTTTATAATTACGGTGTAAATAATTTAAAACACTTGTTTTACCTGATCCAATATTTCCATCCACTGTTATCAATACCATTTTAAAGAATATGTTATAAAAATAAAATATCATTTTTTATTTATATCGTTTTAATGTAATAATGTATGTTTTTTCAAAACCATGTTTAGTTTCTTGAGAGTTATTTTTTGTATCTCTATTATTTCTTGTTTCAGACATCCTATCTCTCTTATAAACATCATGATGATAATATCCTTCATCTCCTTTGTCATTTTCATATCATAATAACTTAAATGAAGACTGAGAATCTTTGATATTTTTCTATTATATTTTTTGGAGTTACCACCTATTTGAGCTTTTATTAAATCTGAATTATTGTAATCTTCAACACCAAAATCTTGTCCAGTATTCATTTCAGAATATGTAGAATTTCCTAAATGATTTAAGAAATATCCAGCATTTCCCAATCTCCCTCCTGACATTTTTTTACATTTACATTGTATTTTCAATACCTTTTTTACCTCTTCAAAAATATTCTTATTGACTTTTTTACAATCTTCTTTTTGACACATTATAAAGAGTGCTGATATTATTTTAAATAACTGCATTTCAAACCATATTGATATACATTCTATCAATTTATCGACTTCTTTTTGATCTTTTATATCACAATCTTTTAGAATATCTTTAGATATACTATCAAATAGTTTATAATTTTCCATATCTAATAAATATTATGAAAATAATTCTTCCTTTATATTAAATATGAATTCAATCAATTTTATGCAACAAATAACCAATAATGTTGATCAATGTAAACGTACATCATCATTTCCTGTTCAAGTGACTATGCCATCTCAAAGAATACCTATTTATAAAAATGACAATGCTCTTTCTGATAGAATAAATTCTTTACCTGTTCAAAAAGCATACGATGCATGTGAATTTTTTAAATCAGACAATAGTTCTTCTAGTAATGGATTTGATATTGTTTCAAAAAATATGGAACATACACCAGTATCTTCACTCTTCTTTTCAAAAACAAATATAGATGCCTTACAATGTGGATTAAGAAATACTGTTTATAACAAATCAAATGGAAAGCATATCATTGGAAAACAAAGTGAAATTGAATTAAAAATTGTCATGAGATCAATTTATTATGATTATTTGAGAAATGGTTTCAAAAATATGACATATTATCCCGATCATAATCCGATTAATAACTTTGATAAAGATGTTTTAAATACTGTTCGTAGATTAAACGGGGGAGTTTTACAATGGTGTTCAAAGGAAATTCTTACGAATATACAACAATTTACTGATTTTAAAACCTTATTACAAACTGAAGGTGTTTTAAATGTTATGGAAAGACCACAGACAACCAATAATACAGGTCTTAGAAACCAAAATTAAAAATAAATTCTCTCAATATAGAAGATAATGACATCAGTTAAAGAAGTTGTAGATATTGAATCCTTGAATGAAGATGAAAAACAAAAATTCAATTTTACAAAGATGAAAATGTTCAAAATGACAATTTTAACTTGTATAATTTTTTCTATTTTAGCTATAGCATTGCTTTTTGCTATGATGTTTACAAAATGGGGAAAAGAAAATATTTACAATAAAATGGCTTATTTTGTATACACATTTGTATTTGGTACTTTGTTTGTTATCTTTGTTTTATCATACAATATCTATACATTTAAGCCTACTAAAGTTAAACAAGGTATGGGATATGACAGTGAAATTTGTCCAGATTATTGGGAATTAGAAAAAGAAGATGCTGATATTGTGGAAAATATTTCTTTAGAAGATGTGAACACGAATCATTTTAAATATGTATGCAAAGTCAATCCAAGTATTATATCGAAAACGAAAATGATCGACGATGATTTGAAACTTAGTGCCAACAATTTGGTTATTACTGAAAAAAAAATAAATGATGGTGAATTTAAAAGTTCCGACGAAGAATTTAAAAGATATGCAAATGTTATGTCTCATGTAAATGAAAAACACTTTGAATCTGGCGAAATTGAAACTCTAACCCCATCGCCAAGTACAAGCAATTGTGGATCAGAAATGTTCGAAATTGACAACAAATATCATGTTATATGCGACCAAGTATATCCAATGTTTTTATCAGCATTAGATCATCAACATGCAAAAGAAAACAATTTAAGTAAAAGTAATAAATTTAGATGCGAATATTCTAAAGTTTGTAAAGTACCATGGACAGAGGCTGGATGTTCTTAAATTTCATCCAATATTGCGTTTATTTCAGAATATCTTGATTTAAGAAATGTATTGTAAAAATCTTCTTTGTTTAGATAAAAATATTGTTTTTCATCGTTTACTTTTTTTACTGTATATAAGATCAGTGTTTGTAAAACTTTATAAACATGTGAACTATGATTGGCATTCATGAAATCAAGCTTCTTTTTAAGAATTTGATTTTCAATATTTTCCCTTGTTTTTTCCGATTGACTTGAAAAAGATTTCCACGTCATTCCACCAATTATATCAAGTATTGTCCAACAACCTCCTTGAATATCATCCATAAATGTCTTGGGGTACTGGTTTTCATCAATTTCTTCTTTATGCATCATTATTGATTTGTGTGCAGGTGTTCCTTCAGGAAATTGTACTCTTTTATCCCTTATATTACCATCAGATGAATACAAATGTTTTGATAATCCGAAATCGATGAGTTTTATATCATTTTGTTTATTATCTGTAAATACAATATTCCCAGGTTTTATATCTCTATGCACTATACCACATTTGTGAATACTTTCTAACAATTGCATTATTTGTTTTGAGAGTTTCTTAATTTCTTTATGTTGTGATATTTCTAAATTAAAACCTGTTAAGTCATTGCCATATAATGGAGTTATCAATATATACATATTACCATCCTTATTTCCGTATGAAATCACCTCCTGTGAATATGAATGACATTTTCCAGATTTTAAAACAGTCATTGTATGAAATTCGTCTGTTACTTGATACGCAGTACCTTTATGAACAGGTTGTATTTTTATAAAAACTTTTTGATTTGGATTATTCATATTTTCACCATGATATAATAATGCATCACTTGTCATCCCAATATCTTTGACTATTCTCCATTTATGTTTCTGAAAATCTATAACATCTCCTACTTTCATTTGAAGAGAAGACATCTTTTTTTGAACGGCCGTCATTCTTGTTAAACTTTTTTTCACAGTACCTAATTTCAATTTATTCATGTTTTTCCCAAGAGATTTAACTTCTTTTGACGATTTTGCAGGACTTGGTGAAACTGTTTTTGGAGATTTAACTTCTTTTGACGATTTTGCAGGACTTGGTGAAACTTTTTTTGGAGATTTAACTTCATTTGACGATTTTGCAGGACTTGGTGAAACTTCATTTAACGATTTTGCAGGACTTGGTGATTCTTTTTTTGACAATTTTGCAGGACCTAGTAAAACTTCATTTGACGATTTTGCAGTCTTTTCCCAATCTTCAAACATATATAGAAAAGCAATAAATTTCCTTTTCATTTTTTCATTTTTTAAAATATCTTGTACTCTTTTGATAATATTTTCATCAGAATTTTTTTCCATATCGTAATTGTGCGCCTATATAATTATGATATTTTTTATTGTTATAAAGTAATACATGCTTTCAAAACACTTATTAATCATATTTTTTGTTAATATCATTCTTAATTATATCGTATTAGCATGGGCTATCATGAAAAATAAAAACAATTGCATATGTCATAATGAAAAAAGATTATATATCCAGTTTTATTCATATTTTATTCTTATGCTTATATTCAAAATGTTCTTATTGAATGTTTTTGATATTATAAAATATAATTCAGTTTTATTTAATATATTTCTTTATTCTTTATTTATTATTCAAATTTTCGTTATTGTGTTTTCTATTATTTGCGTGAAAAATATTATCAAAACAAAAACAGGATGCGATAAAAAGAAATATACATTCAACTATAATGATATATTACTTGGAATATCTTTCATCATTTTGCTAATATTCTATATTATCATCTCTTTTATTTCATAGGAGCCTGTAAAACACCATTATGTTTATAGTCTTTTAGTACGAAATCTTCATAACACAATGATTCTATCCATTTTATTTTTTCATCTATTGAACATTCTACAGATGGACTTGTTTTGGATATTTCTAAAACTGGAGGTTCTTCGATTTGATTTTTAATTTGTTTTTTTACACTTTCTATATGTTCTTCGTATATGTGTAAATCTGTCATATTTATACTTATGGCATGAGGTTGGATATGTAATAATTTTGCTATAATATGTACAAGAATCGAAACACTTGCTATATTGAATGGTAGACCAAGAAATAAATCAGTGCTACGCATACTTACAGAACAATGCAATCCGTGTTTATTCTTATAAAAAACATAGAGAATATGACAAGGTGGTAAAGCCATTTCCTTCAACTGTGTAGGATTCCATCCACTTATCACAGCTCTTCTACTATTTTCAGGCTTCATCAATTCTTCAAGAACATAACGAATTTGATCAAATCCTTTTTCATCACTACCATACTTTTTACCAAAAGTTTTCCATTGCCATCCATATATAGGTCCTAATTCCCCTTCTTTATAGTGATTCAAACCAATTGAATCTAAATATTCTCTACTTGAATTACCATTCCATATATTGACATTTTTGTTTTTCAATTCATTAGAATCAATAGAACCTCTTAAAAACCATAAAAGTTCTTCAATTACACCTCTTAAAAATACTCTTTTGCTTGTTAATAGAGGAAATCTATTTTCAATGTTATAAAATGATATTATTTTTCCAAAACTTGAAATTACTTTTCCATTACGAGTTTCTTTTTCATCTCCGTTTTCAAGTACATCTTCCAATAATTTTAAATAACCTGACTCGTCACGGTATGAATCCATAATTATTTAATATCACAAAGTTTTAAATAAATTTTTCTATAAAAATATGTTATCTATCTTATAATATGAAGATCAAGAAAAACAGAAAAAGTATGGTAGAAATAATTTCAATTAAGTTGAAAAGGTCAAGAAAATCAAAAGGTGGAAATGTATCTAATTATGTTAAAACACAGTCTAAAAGACGAAAAATACGTCACGATGGTGATGACGTAAGTGAATTAATAAAAACTATACAATCTATCAAAATTGATTACGATATTGATTCTTTGAATAACTGGATGAATAACCCAGTAAAAGGTGAAGATTATGAATTATGGTATAATGAATCATTCGATTATGTTGTAGGAAAATCGCAGAATGCAAATGATATCATAAATATTGTAAAAAAAAGGTTACCAAAACTACACATAGTTCATTATAAAAATCTTGAATTTGATCATTTACTTTATCTCAATATGAAAAAACTTGGTTTTCAAAATAATTTAGAATTTACTAAAATATATGAACAAATTTCAGATGATGATTTAAACAAATTGAATGAAACAATTCTTAAAGAACGCATAATCCGTTTTTTACAAGATTACATACAAAACATATTTACATTACTGTTTGGTGTTGTAAGAGAAAGAAAACTTATTTCAGAACAAGACCTTTATAACTTAAAAGTATATCATAAAGATATTCTAAAACTTTCTAATCTTGATTATTTTGATGTTGAAATAAAAGAAGGTGTTTATAATTTTCATATGGATCGTATGAAAAGTGAAAACTATTTTGAACTTGAAAATACAATTTTCTTGGAATGGCTCAAAAAAAAAAATATGTTTGAATTTGTGAATAATTGTTTCAAAGATATTGAAGAAATAAGTTTGATTAAACATATTGATAAGAAATCAAATAGAATTCAGAAAATAGTCGATCATCTTTCAAAGGACTTAAATGACGAACCCTTTCCTCCTTATTTGAAACAAAAACCAGAAGATCCTACTAAACCAACTAAAGAATCTATTGAAGCCGAGTTTACAAATGAAACCGGTGATGAAATCGAAAAAATATTTCAAATGAGAATGTTGAAATACAAAAATATAATGAAAGAAATAGAATCATATCCTCAAAGACTAAGAAACTTTAATGAAGCAAATAAGAAATATATGAAAGAAAAAGAAGAATTTGACAAAAAAATACAAAAAATAAAACATTTAAGTATTGACTCAAATCTGACAACAGAAGATGCCATAATCAAAAGAAAAGAAATTTTACAAAATCTTTTAGGTGATCAACAATCAGAAAACAATAAAAGAAAACTCACAGATTCACAAATTTGTCAATTAGGTGAAAATGAAGATCTTATATCACCATTTACTACAAATTTCAGTCCATTAAATGAATATCCATTATATCAATTGGAAACAATTGTAAAAATTCATGGAAGAAATGATGATGGCAATATCATAAGAACAGATTGTGGAAATGCTATAGATTTATATAATTATATAATAGATTTTTTGAATGAAGGTAGAAAACCAAAGCATCCTATTTTGGATCAAGATATATCATACGATGATATAAATGAAATTTTTAGAATGATACCACATATTGTTGAGAATTTTGAAAAGCCTGATATAAATTTATATAAAGTAATTGATCCAGAACTTAACTTACATTTTGAAATGATAGATGGTAATCCCTTTTCATATTATGAAGCTTATTTAACGAAAACATTTGGTGGTGGAGACGGATATAAAACAATTGTACATCACATATGTACATTTCCTATAGTACATTCACAACAACCAGACAGTGTTTCAACAGACAGAACAGGATCAGGGATGGCTGTACTTTTTGATCAATTATTTGACACAAAACGACTTTTACATAATTACAATCCACCATATTGTATAATATCGGAAGATGTTTCTAATACATTTGATACATCATATATTGCAATACCTGCAAAAATAATAAAAATGAAATCACGAGAAGATTGGGAGAATAATAGAACAAAAGATGAAATAATATCATTATTTAATGAAATGTATGACGATTTGACCCGTTTTTAAGTAGCAAATTTCATATTGACTTGGCCTCCAATAATTTCAAATAAATTATAACAATATGCATAAAGACTCATGTTGTAGTTAACAATATTATTGTATTCGACATTTATTTTTTCAAATTTCTTTTTCAGATCATTATCATAATTGGTTGGATCTACCCAAACATGGATATCTGTTTTGAATAAAGCTCCGTTATAATAACCTGTTAATATTTCTTTTTCAGGATATAAACTGAAAGCATATGTATAAATACCATTTTTAGGAACAACGGTATGATTTTCATAAGGTTGTATCATATTAAAATATTGTCCCGGTTTTCTTTCAAGTCTACTATTGTTATAAAAATTGATAGAAGCATCAACCATAATACCTTTTTTACTTTCAGGAATAGTTGGAGAATAATTTGAGAAATCATTGAAATTGTAAATATCGTCTCTTCTAAAAACCCAAACTAATTCTTTGGTTGGTAAATTTGTATTATATTCAACTCTTTCATTTTGTATTATTCCAGTTCGAGTTGTATATCTAACTTGTTCCGCAAGATATGTAATTTTAGGTTTATAACATATTCTTAATCTTTCTTCATTTTCTAAAAATATATATTTTGCATCAATATAAGGATTTAGATCATAATTGTCGTCAAGAAAATTGTTTATAGAAATTGCATTACTTTCTGATAAAGAATTAATTTCATTGTAATATATTGGACTTGTATATGTAAGTATATCGTGAGAAAAGACTTGATACAATTTTTCAGACTCTTCAAGTTCAATTGTTAATTCTATTTCATATAATTGCATTCTCAATAATGGTAACGCCAATGCTGGTGTTTTAGTAAACCAAAAATTGAGCGGCACAATTATTTCTCTTTTAGGGATAGATGGTTTAGGTTGATCATTTATATCATTTGGTTTATAACTTTCGGGATAATAATAATAAATGAATTGATTATTTTTAATTGTTACTCTGTCATTACTGATTTTAGGATTATTTATTTCAGGAACATTTCCAATAAGAGTATCAAAATTTTCATGCACCGTTGTTAATTCATTCCATATATTCATCCATTCTCCAGTAAGTTCATCTATTGTTATTGATCCATTTAAAGTTATTGTTGCTTTTTTCATTATAATAGTCCCAATATTTTCAACCCATCTGAATCTATACTGATCACTTGAATAAACATTTGGTAATGTAAAACAGAAATACATTTTACTCAAAAGATCACCATGTCTTCCAATTTTACATTTGATTGTATTTGAAGTTCTATTAAGTTTGTTACTATTAACTGAAATAAAATCAAGTATTCTTGATTCCATTGAGAAATTGGTATGTCTTTTGAAAACATATTCATAAAAGCTTATTTGGGGATTTCCAACCAAATAATTGTCAATTTGACCACTTGATGCTAATTGTAATAAACCACCTCCCATTTATATATAAATGATGGGTAATATCTTATATATATTTAACATTTAAAAAGGCTTTGGCATATTATTATCATCAGTTCTTGAGAAACTTATTTCTTTACCATCTTGATCGTCTGATGTTACTTTTACTGCTGTAACAGGGAATTTTTCATTATAAAGATCTGTAATTTGTTTTGTATCTAACCCATAATTGAAATATGTTAGATTAGCAATTTTGATTTTATTTTCATCTGCAATCTCATTATCTAAATTAACATATAATTTCCCCCGGTTATGTTTCATAGTTGTTGATCCATAAGAACCATTATAAGGAGATTCTACATATCTATCAAGTACAGTGACGCCATTTAAATATATTTTACATGAAGTCTTATTTTTATACAATATATCATTGTTTGGATTAGTTTCTTTGAGAACAATTGTCATCATAAACCATCTTTTATCATACATTGATTTATTTAAATCGTAAACACCCAATAATCCATTATTCTTCTCATACATCTTTCTGCTATTACAATTAACAGAGTTTTTGCCATATTCACGGAAAGAATCAGGACTTGTTAAAGTATTGTATTCAACAAGAAGTGCAGAACCATCTCCTGTTAATCTCAACAAAGGATTTTTGACAAGATAATATTCACCCTTTCTTTTCAAAATACAATTTGAATCATTTGTGTAAGGTACCTTAACTTTGTTTCCTCTGAGAAAAATGGTGTAATCATCAGAAACTGTTGAAAATTTGTCTTGATCTAAATAAAGCCAAAAATTATAACTATATTCCGCACCACCTTCTTGATTCACTGAAGGAGATAAATCTAAGAACGATGAAGCATTTTTATCAAATGTATCTATTTCAACCGATTTGACAGCACCACCGAAATCTAAAATTCCCTCAAATATTTGTTCTTTTCTTCTAACATTGTTTTGACTGAAAGAATTGAGTACTTCTTTATTGTATACTACATAAGCGATGAATGTTAACAGTAAAACAATAAATATTGCAAAAATAATTTCAACAATATTTACAGAATTCATTTAATCTATAATATTGGTATATTTTTATTCCAACTTATATATTGGATATTGTAATCCATAATTTGATAATCCTAATGATGCTAAAAATCCATCAAGAGGTCCTTTGTTATAATCATTGTGGATATCTTTATTATTGAGATCATAATTAAACATTGTAATTTTAGAAATTAAACCTGAAAATCCAGGACCTATTGAAGATTCAAATGATCCTCCTGTATATAAGTCACCCATTTTATCAAGATTTAAATTTGATATTTTGATTTTAGAACCAAAATCATTTGTTTCATCTGTCGAAATAACTTTTGATAAATCACCATCTACATATCCAGTAATAGTTCCATTATTGGAATTCTCATTGACTACGATACCAACATGAACCCATCTTTGTAATGGAATGTATGGAATAACTATTCCTTGTTTCATAAAATCGGATAATTGAGTACTGTTCATATTTTGAATATTGTTTATGTTTGTTGAAGTTTGACTTGGGCTGAAACGGATGTAAAGTTTATTTTCGTGTTTATCCAAAAATACAAATGGACTTGCTGACGAAACATCATTTTCATCTCCTATATGAAAAACATGTCTATATGAACCAGAATATTTATTCAAGTCGTGAATATAAATCCAAAATGTGTAAGTTCTTCTCTTTCCATTACCAGATTTATTGAATTCTTTGATAGGATATTTCCCTTGTTTATTACATATAATAGGTTGTTTTGTTGATTGTATTGTAACACTTGATTGATTGAAAAGTTTATTTGAAATAATATAATGTAATCCATATGCTACCAATATTCCAACAACGAATACGCCAAGAAGACCAATATACATATAGTTGTTCGTAAAATTTTGAAAAACCTCTTCTGATTTTTGTTTGTATTCATTGAATGACATATTTTCTTTCAAAAAATCAAAAGATTTCTCAGGTTTTTCAATTGATATACTTTTATCAAATGAATCAATTGGTAATTTTGGTGTTTCTGGTAATTCAATTTTACTCATAAACCTAACTATCTAATTAAAGGAAATAAAATTTCTGGTATTATTTATGTGATAATTGTTTATTTGATATAATGGAAAACTTTTTGTATAATTTCTTTTAATATTCTTTTTTTGTAAAGATATAAAGCTCAATATTTTAGTAAAATTTGCTATATTACAACGTTTGTCTTTTTTGTTTTCAAGATTTAGAAAATCATATATAATGCTTGTAAAATAATCTACAACTAAATTTGATGAATTTGTCTTATACATCATCATATCATATATTATAAAATTTATCAGAAAATGTTTATACAATATATTACATTTTGATATTGTTATTTTTCGATTCTTCAACTCAATAATGATATTTTCATGAAATCTCAGTGGAATTATCCATGGATCTGTTAAAATAGTCTTGGTTATTCTATTTCTTTGAAAGTCATTTCCATATAGAATATTCACATTTATTAAATCATCCATGTTATCAAAAAAATCTGTTTCACTATATTCTATTTGTTTTATACATTGTGACAAATTTTTGTTGTTTTTGACAATCTTCTTAATGTTTTTGCATTTCGGAAATTTTTGTTTCAAGGTTTTTTGAACATCATCGCTTTCAGGATCAAATAGTTCTATTATTTTACATTTATTTTTGATACTTCCTACTCTTTTTATAACCTCACATGATGATATACAAATAATAGGTATTCGTTTGATTCTCATTGTTGTTAAAAGATTTATTAAAGATGAATTGACAGTTCTATCTATTGTAATTATAGAGTCAAAATCGTCAATAATTATTATTTTCGGATTATGATTATTTGTTAAGGTTTGAAGAAGTGAACTTGAAGATGCTTTGATTATATGATCAATTAATTCATTACTATTAGAACAGATATTTGAAGAAATATAAGTTACGAAAAGTGTCAAATCTTGACAAATCTTTTTTATCGAATATGTTTTACCAATACCCGAATTTCCTGTGACAAATAAAACATCATCAAAACATATTTTTGATACATAATCTTGTGTTTTACTTTGAATCCATGACACTATTTCATCATATTTTTGAATATTACCACATAATTCCATTTATATATATAATTAATTTCTTCTTTAATACATCATCATTTGTACAGATATAACAATATAGTAACAAAATACCGCAAGAACACTTAGAATTACCTCTAAATTAATTAATGATGTCGAATGAGAAATATCATCATAATCGAATGTTTTGAGATTGGAGTTTGCATCGAAAATCATAGCAGGTTTCAAAATAATTATTAATGAAACTAAAATAATATATAGTAAAATAGTATATAATATTCTACTTGTCATTTATCTAATAAATAAATATATTAATTTATTAAAGAGATAACGTATGTCATATCAGAATATGTTTATATACATATCAATGTTTTTATTTATTATATTTATCCAAAAAACATTAAATATTGAACATTTTGTTGAATATAGTCCTTTTTATTATCAAAATAAGATAAATTCTCAAAATATTTTTAATAATACGATTCTGCTTACAAATAATGATACTGAAGGAGAACAAATAGAAAAGTTATTAAACACAAACAGTGTAAACAAAGTAATCAAATATATCGACGGTATGAAATGGAAGAAATGGAATAAAAATGTAACTCAAAATGTCAAAAATGCTAACGATACAGCTATGAAAACATTACAAACAAAATTGAAAGGAAAATATAAAATTGAAATCAATAAAATTAATAGATATAGAGAAAATCAACACAGTGATAAAATTGTTATAATTGAAACAGATATATTAGTAGACTTTTTTCATTTTAATGTATTATATTATAGTAATTTTGCAAAAAATGAAATTGTAATAATATTATGTAAATTAATTGGAAGAATTAAAGAAACAGAGTTGTATGAAAATGAGTTAGAGTATTACAATATAAATGATGAAAACAATGATTATGTATTAGTGGAAAATAAGTTAGATAAAAGACAAGAATTTGTAAAAGACGAGGACATTCAAAGTGAGAAACATGAAAATATCAAGGTGATTGATTTAATATATAATAAATTTATGGAGGATATTAATGAAGAGGAAGATGTAATAAAACATATATTTTTCAAAAGAAATCATGATTTCATACAGAAACTATTTTTAAATAATTTAAATAAAAATGATAAGACTTATCATAAATATAAGGAAATACAAATGACCGATGAATATATATATTAGTTGATATAAAGAATTATTATGATAAATCTGTAGAATGATTTTGTTTTATAGCGAGTTTTGTCAACATTGTAAAATTTTATTAGAAACAATTGAAAGACATGATAAAAATAAAATTGTCAAAAAGGTATCAGTAGATGCATTAAGATCATTGAAAAAACCAATTGATCCAAAAATTCATTCAGTACCAGCTCTACTATTGAATAATACAGGAGAATATATTTTTGGCAAGTCTGTTTTTGATTATCTATTATTACCAAATAGAGGTGTTTTATTTGCAAATAATGGATCTGTAGTTAAAAATGAACCGAAAACAGTTTTAACTGAACCATCTGCATTCACATTAGGCACAATATATTCAGAAAACTTTTCATCGCTGGAAAATGAAGAACAATTAGATGATAGAAATTATACATGGGAAAGTATTGGAAATAACTCAGAAAAACCACAAATTGTACAAAATACAGACAACCGTCCAATAGATACTAACAAAGAAGGAACAAAAAAAGATTTACCATCAATAGAGGAATTGATGAAACAAAGATCGAATGATTTTTGATAAAATATATATAAAGAGTTGATATTATATAAAAAATAGTGAAAGATGAGTTCTGTTTTTATTTTTAATCAATATTATATAGATTTATTAAAAAGGATAAAAACTCAATGTAAAGAAAAGAAAGAAAATGAGGAATTTAGTCGAATTTTGAAAGTTATAAAATCAGAATATTCAACACTTGATAAATCTTCATATGAGTATATAGAATTTATAAATAACCAATTTTCTGATGAGAATTGGAATAATTTTGTAGGAAATGAAAACTGGGTCGCTGAAAATGGAGATATTGAATTGTATAAATCCATTACATTAGATCAGGTATCAAAAATATTCAATGATGAGTATTTACATCTTCATTTTCTGAGTGTATTTTTCATATTTAAAACCGAGAGAGATGAACAAGATAATACCAAGATAGTTAATTTATTTCAATCATCCGAAAGTGAAAAAATAGAAGATATAGTTGATGAAAATATCAGAAATATTATTAAAAGATTATTGGATATACGTAATAAGAAAATGAAATCAGATACTGGTTTTGATATGAAATTCATTGAGGATACAACATTAGGAAAACTTGCGAAGGAAATAATTGAAGATGTTGATATTGGAAAAATGCAAAAATCTATAGGTGAAAAAGGAGATGTCTTAAAGGCAATTGGTGATCCTGAAAGTGGTTTTGCTGAAATTATAACAAGTGTAAGTCAAAAAATGGCATCCAAGATTTCAAATGGTGAATTAAAACAAGAGAATATAATCCAAGATGCTATGAAATTAGCATCATCGATGCCAGGAATGATGGGTAATGGTTCTAAAAATACACCTGATATGTCTAACATAATGCAAATGATGTCGACAATGATGGGAAATGGAAATGATATGCAAAATCTCTTTAAACAAATGTCAGGATCTAAGAAAAAAGGTCAACGAAATGTTGTGAATGAAGGTGCATTAAAAAAAATGGCAGCTGCAAAAAAGATGAAAAATAAACTTCATAAGAAACAAAAGGAACAAGTTGATAATCCAGTGTGAAATTAAAAAGTTGAAATACAATAGATAAAGGGTTTATTATGTTTTGGACAGAAGATATATCTGTGTTGTTAATTCCTACATTATTACCGACAGATTACATGTCATTTGACGAAAAAATGAATACATTAACAAGACTTGTAATTTTCATATGCATCATATTATCTTTGATCACACAAGATATCAATATTATTCTATTTATGATGATTATAATGATTTTTATTATAATTATATATAAATATAGTGAAAAATATCGTGATGATATTGCTGAGAAGTTTTTGAATGAAAATGATTTAGAAGTCATTGATAATTTAGTATGTATAAAACCTTCTATAAATAATCCGATGATGAACCCGAATATAACTCATTTAAGAGATTATAGTAAAAATGAAATTTCAGGTGCTTGTCCATCATTCAATGAAAATATAGAAAAACAAATAGAAGAAATTTTCGATAAACAGAACTTTATTAACTCAAATGATTTATATAATCGTTCTTCGTTATTAAAAAGACAATTCTATACAGTACCAGGAGATTCTATTCCGAATGATCAGAATGAGTTTGGAAATTGGTTATATAATAGAGGTCCTTCCTGTAAGGAAGGTAATTCAAATCGTTGTTATACAAATATGTATAGAGATATTAGATTATAAATTATTTTTTTATTTATTTGAATAAGATAGAATAATGACATCTTTATTTAACTCTGAGATAAAGTTGAACTCTGATAAATGTTGGATGAATGCAAAAGATAATAATAATAATAAAATCGAAAAATACTCATTATATTACAATGATTCATATAAAACAGAAACTGAAATCGGTAGTTTTCCACAATTTTCTTATGACCATGTAAATCTAAATGGAAGAACTGGTTATGGTGTAACAGATGATTATTTAATTGATGTTTATTCTTCTTTAAGAAATTCCCAAGAAACTATGACACGTGATAGATGTCCTGTACAACTTTCAACAAGAATATTTGCAGGGGGTCCCAAACTCACTGGAACATGTAGAAACATTAATAAAGAATTGGATTTAATGTGTGGTAATGATACCAAACTTACTCCCAATGATAAAATGGTCGATGAAGTCATTGGATCTTTTGCTACACAAAATGGTATATGTAATAAACATATTATGGAAAAGACAACAAATGTTTTTGCACCTTTATTAGATTGTGTTAAAGAAGTTCAAAATCCGGATCATATTGTTCCTTCGTGGATTAGAGGAGGAGAAGATACAAGATCGTATGTAAATAAACAGAAATATAATAGATGTAACAGAAAATAAAATCTATTTATATTTATTAGATAATGAGTTTTAATAGAGGCAAGTATGACAATTGCTCTTATAAACAAAATTTACAAAATAATGTTAGTACATTGAGTTATGTTCTTTCCCCTATGAATTTTGAAAGAGAGGATAAATGCAGACATCAATTGGGATTTATCGGAGGTACTTCTGTTTCACATATCAAGGGTAATATCATAGATTTAGAAAGTGAATTAAGAGGACAAACGAGATATATTTCAAAATGTCCTGATAATTTATATGTTCCAACCGATGATGGTATTATTAAAAATGATAAAACCGATCCAATTGATACTACCGCATTACATTTACCAGCTTGTCAATCTATAATGTACAGAAGTATTCCAAAACCTCCTCAAATGGAATATAATAAGTGTTAATATAAAAAATATATATCAATAATAGAACATGAATCAACCAAATGATACAAGAATTAATTATGATAGTTGCAGTTACACTGAAAAATTAAAAAGAACAATTGGACCTGGTTTATATTCATTGAACACACCATATAATGATTGTTCCGACTGTGATGGTTTTCCTGATGATCCATCTCTTAGATATCAAAATTATGGTCCTAATACATGTATGATGAAAACTGCTGTCGATGATTCAAGTGAATTACTTGGTATTAATTACAAATTAAGTAAATGTAATGCCGAAGAATACTTTCCTGGCAAATATCAAAAAACAAGTGGATGTACTGTCGATAACTATAAAACAAGAGAATGTTCGGCACCAAGAGAAGATACAAGACTTTCTAATCCGGCTTGTTCTTTAAGAGGTACTGGTATTAATAGATGGGAATGGTTATGTTATGATCCACAATCAAAAGCAATTGAAGATTTTGACAGAGTTCCTGTAAATTACAGAATGGTTGCAAAAGATAACCATGTTCCTTTAATTGAAAAACCAATGGATCAAACCTTATGTTTTCCTCAATATAATGGTAATATTAAAATGGCCGATGAAGCTCTTAAACAATGGCAAAAAGGAAATGCACAAGATATGTTCGCACCTGGAAATCCATTAGGTGCAGTAAATTACGGTAACTTATGTAAATAAGTATAAAGAGTATTGTTTTTATTAAATATATATGAATGTATCGAAAAAACACATATATATTAATGATATTGAAATCCGGGATTTTTTAAATAATCACGATCTTCGTTTCTTCAAACATCAAAAGTATTTATTGAATAAAATGTTGGACATAGATTCTGGATTTTATGTAAAACTATTTTCATGGGATTCCACTATTTTATTGAATTCATATGAAATAACCAATAAAATAAAACATATTAATATAGTTAAACCGTTATGTTATTTTGAATATGAAAGTGATATTATAGATTACTTAAATAATACCAAATTTAATGAATTTGAAGAATCATCTGTTATTATTTCGAAATACTATAGTCCTGTTTTGGAAAAGATATTCGAAAAAGATGTTCTTTTACAAATTATTCTTTTGTTGTATTTTGTATTCTTTAAATATAGTATTGGTTTTCAAGAAATCAATATCGATAATATTTATATTGATATATTAAAAAAAGATAAGACAATTCGATACAATTTTTTAGATAAATGTTTTCAGATTCAAACGTCTAATATTGTTTTATTTGATGACTTTTGTAATTCCTTTAAGACAAATGATATCAAATATTTGATGGGGTGTGTAGAAAACATCATGTGTAATTATAGTACTTTTCGCATTGATAACATTGACATCAATAATCCTGTTAAATTATTAGAAAACATTATTTTATTTTTAAGATAGATATTTTTATGATACTATTTTTTATATATTAATGATAAGAGGGAAAACAATGATGGAATTGGCATCCCAAGACAAACCATCGATGAAAAATATTTATGAATCATCTTTTTTAGAAAGTGTAAAACGTGATCAGATTAAAAGAGGAAACGATCTTTTTAACAAATCTAAAGATACATTAAATTCGGGTGTTTTTCCTTTACATAGTGGATCATCTGCTTTTGCAAATATTAATAACCAAACTAATAATGACATTTCTTTATTAAGTGGTAAAAGATTTGATAAAGGTAGTTTTAAACATAATAATATGCAACCGTTTTTGAAAGGTAATGTTACACAGAATACCGATGTTGAAAGATTTTCTAATAATTTAGATATGAAAACTGGTAACAATATATTTTATCAACAAAAAAAGGAGGTTGAAAATACATTCAAAAACACCAATATTGATAATATAAATGGTTCCAAATCTCAAAGTGATTTCCTCAAAAATCGTATCAGTTCTTCACAAATTATGAATAATGTTTTACCATTTGAACAACAATATATTGGTCCTGGTATCAATAAAGGTTTTACAACTGATGGAAGTGGTGGATTTCAACAAAATGATACTAGAGATTATGTCATACCTAAAACTGTTGATGAATTAAGATATCAGTCTAATCAGAGAAGTTCAGAATTTCAAGTCCCGATCCCTGGTCCTGCTAAAAAAACTGAACAAAGAGCTGTTATTACTCCTTTGAAAAAAAATAAACCCGAAACTACTTATAAACAAGGAATTGCGAATTGGTTTTTCTCGAAAGCAAATATAACCAAAGATACTGCCCGACCTGAAATTGATATTAAAGATACTCATCGACAGACATCACATGTTGAATATAATGGTACTGCTACACTTGTTAATGTTCCAGGAATGTCTACGAAAGATGATTATGGTATGAGTAAAATTATTGTTTATGATAATGAAAGAACTTGTACTGAACAAACCCCTATTACAAATTTATCAACTACTGTAAAAGCAATAGTAAATCCAGTTTTAGATGCAATACGTTTATCTCTTAAAGAGTATTTAATAGAAGCACCAAGAGCAGTTGGAAATACAAGTATTCAAATACCAAATAAGTTAGCTGTACACGACACGAATGATACTATGAAAACAACTGTTAAAGAAACTACAATACATGATAGTGAGAATTTAAATTTAACCGGGCCAGACGAGTCTTATTCTGCTTTACATGATACAGCAAAGACAACAGTTAAAGAGACAATTATTCACGATAGTGATAATTTAAATTTAAGTGGTAATGATAAGAACTATTCTGCATTACAGGATGATTTGAAAAAAACTGTAAGAGAAACTGTTTCACCTTATGATACTGTTAGAAATATTGGAAAAGGACAATATAGAGTATATATGCATAATGCGGAAATTGCTAAGAAAACAATGAAAGAAACTACCATTAAAGGCAAGACTGAATTGGGTTATATTGGAGGTATTATTAATGGTATATTAGGAGGATATGCTACAAAAGAAGTTGATATCAGAAATAGTCATAAACAATTTACAGTAGATAATGAAAATATAGGTATCGCCAAATCTTTGAATGATCATCGTCAAGTTAGTCGTGAAAATGTTGAAAATGCTGAAATAGATGGATCTCGTGAAAGATTATTAATGGATGCAGGCGGAACACCAAATCCTGGAAGAGTTAATGTACCAATTGATAAAAAAGATATAGATATGAAAACAAATCGTTTAGTGACAGATAGTTATGCTCCAAGAGATAGTGGAAATATTGGTAAAATATATCAAACAAGACCTGATATACAAGAATGTAATATAACCAGGGATATAAAAGATATGAATGCATTTGAAAATAGACTGGATGGTTCTATTTTGGAGTCATTAAATAATAATGATTTCAATATAAAAATAAATCCATTGCAAACTATAGATAATCAATGATAACAAATATCATTAAAAATGGAAGTAATTATTTAAAACTATATTTGGAAGAAGACATAATAATAATATCAAATGATCATATATTATATACAAATGGTGATTTAAAAAAAGAACATTTGAAACCGAAATGTTTTACTAAATATCATGGTATTGGTACAATTGTAATAGGACATCATCGTATGTATAATAATATTTTACATTTAAAACTAAAACCTCATTCGAGTTATAATATATTACCTGAAAACTTTATAGCATGTTCTGAACATTTGAAAATTGTTTTTGTTCCTGGTGAAAATAAAATGACTTTACAAAATATTTCAGAAGATATACAATATTTATGGTTATTTGCATTTGGAAATTATGAAAAAATAAGTATGAATGATGATGAAGAAATGCAATTAAAGAAAGGACTCTTATTAATCCATGATTCTGAATTAGTGATTTCAGAAAACACTGAATTCAATATAATAAAAGGTCCTTGTAAATTCTATATTCAAACAATGATAAATGTTCAAAATATTAAACCAGATGAGAATATTATAACAAATTTATTGGAAAAAGTTAAAAATAAAGGTAAAATAAGAAATACCTTGCGTAATATATAAAGTTTTGTTGAAAAATATATATAGAATGCAAAGTTTATCAGATACGCATAAGGAATATATTGAAATGATTCAAGATTTCATTTCAGTACCCTTATCACAAAGAATATATGATATTTATGTTGAAAATAATAAGAAGGGGAAAAATGTTTTACAAGAATTTCAAAAAGAATTAGAAAATATTCCAAATTGGAATAATCATATAATTGAGATTGAAACACATAATATTATTGAAAAATCTGAATGTAATTATCTTTATAAACTCATTAAATTAGCTATAAATTTAAGTATTAAGATAAAATTTAATCAACATGGACATAGTTTGAAAAAACTGAAAATAAAAATGCCTTCTATTGAAGATTTTATTCACAAATGTTTTATTAATTCAGCTTCATTTTGTTGGAAACATGCCTATCTTTTTACGACAAATAAGCTGACCTCTGTACAAATTCAAAATAATATGAATACAATTGAAAACAATATCAGGAAAATGATTTCTAAATCATTGAGACATTGTATCAATGGAAAAGACTTAATAGAAGAGTTGGAGAGTTTATCGGATAAGTCTTATAGAAAGAGAAGTAACATCAAAATGCAAGGAAAAACTAAAGAATATTATGAAGATTATGAAAATTCAAATATTGAAAAAATTTCAGAAGAGATCAAAGATTTAGATGATACAAATCAAGTTTCTAAGGAAGATATAGATTCCGACGATGATATTGAACATGTATCTAAAGACGATGTAGAGTTTGATTATGATGTAGAACAAGTTTCTAAAGAAGATGATATAGATGATAATAGTAAAAATGAAGAATTTGTTGATGATATCAATGAAGAAGATAATGAAGAATTCGTCGATGATAATGATGGAGAAGATGTAAAGGATGATGATAATAGAGAAGATAATAATGAAGAAGATGATAATGGAGATGATGATAATGAAGAAGATGATAATGGAGAAGATGATAATGGAAAAGATGTAAATGATAATGAAGATGTAAATGATGACAAGGATGATAATGAAGAAGATGATAATGGAGAAGATAAAAAAAGAGATACAGAATCCGATGAAGAATCAGATGATATAGCAAATGAATATGAAACAGAGAATACTGATATGTCAAATAGATTTCAATCAGATGACGATATTTCTTCACAAGAAAATGAAGACGTAAAAATTGTTAAAATTGATGATGTAAGTAAAAATCAATATTTCAAAAAAAGGACAAATTTATTCTTCTAAATTATGTTTATCTATAGTAAATAAGTAAATGAAGAAAAAAGTTGAAACTGTAAATACATGGTATATAGTTCTTGCGATTTTGTTATGTATATTAATAATTTTAATAAGCTTCTTATTATATTATGTTATGAAACTACCAAAGGACAAAATACAAACAAAGAAAGAGGTTATATATATCAAAGATAGTATACCAGAACAACAGGAGAATATCAAAATCTACCCTCAAGACCTTCCTAAATATGATAATGAGGAATATCAACAAGTTGGTATATTAACAGCAAATGAAACTGATAAGGAACCTATAGTATTACCATTATTTGCTAAGAAATTGAGAAATAATAGAGATAGATGGCAGTATTACACTGCTACCGATAAAAATAACATGATGAGATTACCTCTACATCATCAGAATATGGATTGTGATGATTCAATAGGATGTAAAGAGATATATGACGGGGATATAATAAATGTTGAAATATATAAGAATAGAGTTTTCACAGCAACTATTTATAAGAATAAAGCTCCTCAATATTTTGCAGATAGATATTAATAACGAGATGATGTTTTTTTAACTTTAATAGTACCTGTATTCTTTTTTTTAGTGAACACACCTGTATCAAATGGTTCGTTATCTTCTTCTTGTTCTACTCCCATTTCTCTTCTTTGATCTTCTAAATTTTGTAATTCCCATAAGTCATTACTACACATTTTAAAATTGGAATCAGATGCTTTATACCAGAAAACCTGGTCTTCTATTTTATTACTTTGTATTTTATTATCAATAACAAGACACTCAAAGTTATCAGTTGTTTGTGTCATAACTTGATCAAATACTTCAAATGTTGGAAACATTCCTGCATAATTTTCATAAATCTTTTGTCGTTCTCTTATTATATTATTTCTAAAAATGAAGACATAATCAACATTGTTTCTTAAAACAGGAGGTAATCCAAGTGAATGTTGCATGGTTATAAGAAAGAATATCTTGTAATGTCTTCCATTCATAAAAATAGATCTGATATTAGTATCATTAATCCATCTTTTATCATATAAACAATCGTCTAAAATCAGAAATGCTCGAGCATCTAATTGTGATTGTCCAGTTTTTTTTAATTCTTTCTTCCTTTCGGTTGAAAGATTTATTTGTCTATCTAAGAATTTTTTAATTACTTGTTCTTCGCATTCATCATATATCAGCATTTTAGGTATAAACTTTTCAAAATATCCATTTGCTCTTTCTGTCGGACTTATCACAATACCAACTGGGATAGATCTATGATAATTTAAAATATCTTTCATACAATATGATTTACCAGTGTTTCGTTTACCTATAAAAACTACAACAGAATCTGAAGTAATACGTGATGGATCAAATTTTTTGAGTTCCAACTTCATATATATACTAGAAAGATATGTGACTATTTTATATCAATTTATTTTTATTATTGATTTAAGACACAGGATTAAATCCTGTATACACATTTTCTTTTATTTGTTTCAACATCATATTATCTATATTTTCTTTAATTTGATTGTTATCAATAACTTCATTATCAAATACATAATAAAATATAATTGTAAGTAATATATATAGAATTAGAAATAATCCTATATTTGATACTGAATATAAATCGTAATCTTTAACGTTTTTATTATATTCATTCATTTGTAATATTGTAAAAAGTATAATTGAACAAACCAGTGACCATATAAAATACATTTCCTAAAAACAAGTATTATTTATTTTGTTAAGATTTATACTCATGTGTCTTTTTGAAAGAAATATCGATTCTAATTAATTCAAAGTATGTATCTGACAACTACATTATTTTACCAAAACCATTTAAAGCCAACTATATTGATAATATATTATGCAGTTGAAACTTGGATCAGAAAAATCTGGTTTTATCTATGGGGGAGAAATAGTGAAAAAACTTTTGAAACATTTGAATCCAAATTTAGAATTGGTCCTTCAACATTGTAATGGTTCGGATATAATCATATCTTCGACAGATCATTCTAACCATTCCTCGGATACAGTCAATTATTCAAAAAAAAATTATATTTATTACTCTGGAGAACCATATATCCAACATTTTAATAAACATCATGATAAATATATAATCATTGGAACAATTTTAGATACAAGATCAAATTACATATATATTCCTTATTTTTTACAATCAAGCCATCTGTATTTGAAACGAAAATATACAAATAACAATAGACCATTTTTTTTAGCATATTGTAATTCAAATCGTATTGGTGAAAGAGAAAGGTTATTTAGAATGTTTGTTGAAAAGTCTTCGGGTGACATTTGTCATTCTTTTGGAAAATGTAACGGGGGAAAACCAGAAACGCAAAAAGAAAAAATTGGAGGAGGGTGGGCTGGGGATGAACTGATTGACAAGTATAAAGACTATTCTTTTGTGATTGCTATGGAAAATTGTAAAAAAAATGGTTATGTTACTGAAAAAATCATAAATGCATTTTATAGCGGTGCTATACCAATTTATTGGGGTTCAAATAACGTTAATGACTTTTTCAATAAAAAGGCTTTCATCAATGTCGATGATTTTGAATCATTTGAGAAATGTGTAGAGTATGTTTTGAATATGACTGAAAA